CGGCAAAAACTTGGTGGGTCGCACGGGCCACGATCCCGCATCACTCCGGTTAAAAGCCGGATGCTCTGCCCACTTGAGCTAACGACCCAAAACAATATGGCGGACCCAGCGGGAATCGAACCCGCATTTCACGCTAGACAGGCGTGTGTAATAGCCATTATACCATGAGTCCATTGGCGGTGACCGCGAGAGTCGAACTCGCAACCCTGTAACGGGCGACTGTTTTCGAGACAGCTTCCTCACCAATTCGGATGGTCACCAATGTTGGCGGAGACGACAGGAATCGAACCTGCAACCCCGTGAAGGGCCACTCGTTTCCAACGAGCTTCCTCACCATTCGGATCGTCTCCATGAGATGGCGGAGAGTGTTGGATTTGAACCAACGGTGGGTGTTATGCCACGACAGGTTAGCAACCTGCTGCTTTAAACCACTCAGCCAACTCTCCACGAAAATTTGGTGCCGGTTACAGGACTTGAACCTGTATGCTTTTCAGCGCCTGCTTCTAAAACAGGTGTGTATGCCATTCCACCAAACCGGCATTGGTACCGATGGAGAGACTTGAACTCTCATGGGGTTGCCCCCGCTTGCACCTCAAGCAAGTGCGTATGCCATTCCGCCACATCGGTATAGTTCTGGTCCACGCGGAGAGAATCGAACTCCCATAGGCACGGTGTAAACGTACTGCTCTGCCGTTGAGCTACGCGTGGACATCTTGGCGTATGTTCAGTTGTCAAAGAACCCGCAACAAACTTGGTGGGTCGTCTCGGAATCGAACCGAGTTCTCAAGGTTAAGAGCCTAGAGCATCACCATTTATGCTTACGACCCGAACGTGTGCTGCACAGCCCCCATATTCACCGCTGTGCAACGTGGCGACCTCGTTGCGTCACCTTGCCCTAAAACACAAAACCCCGTAGAGCTTATCAGCGTCTACGGGGTTTGTCAAGTGTTTTTTTCTGGTGCTTGTTTACACTTGACGCCCCCCGCGACTGGTTTCGGGATTGCGTGTATCGATCATCGGCCATGCCGACACGACCAGCGTCCCGACCGATGTCGGATAGTTCGCGCTAAAGTTGTGTCGTGTCTGCTGTTGCATGGCTGCTCTGTTCCTCGTGCATCGCGAATTGCGATGTTGTAATAGTATATAGGTTACATTCCCGTTTGTCAAGTATTTTTTTCAGTAGCGGTAGATATGCAACCCACCGCGCACCGTCAAGCGCCACGTGGCACCATGCACGACAGTGTTTCGCATCAGCGCCGAGATGAGAGACTCGTTGCCTGACCATCCACCCGTGGCAAACCGAATGAACTGCTCACCTCTCTGCGCCTTGACCAAACTCAATTCGGCGGTCGAGAGTGTACGACTGACCGAACCGTAGTGAGTATCCCATGCTTCGACCACAAAGTCAAGACACGCACGAATGCCGCGATTGCGATTATCTTCACCTGCCTGCACATTTGATGCGGGGAAGATGGGCCACTGCTCGATGAGCGTCAACGTCTCATCAGTCGGATAGCCGTCACGATCAAACGTGGGCGCGGTGCGTGTCGGTGGCTGTGGGTGGAGATACTGCCCGCTATCCAGCCGATACGCAAACCCATATTCGTCCTCAAACGCTTCATCAACAAATTCTGTCACGGTCGCTCCTTGCGCATACAGACGCATTCGCATACAGTCCTGACACGGCTGTGCGATGTCTACGCCGTGGGCACAATAGTTCTGCCAATCAGGATCGTGGTTCGTCATGGTTCGTAGTATCGCACACATGCGCGAGTCTGTCAAGTCGGAGTTGTTCAGCACGTCGGTGAACGTCCGTCACCGTCGTATATATCTCACTCACCACGACCGTGTGCCCGTCGCGCACTTGCAGTTCTGGTCCCGCGCAGCACCGTAAGAGCACGGCCTGTGTGCCGCGATGTTCCCACAACAGTGTATACGATTGAGTGTAGGGGCATCGCGCACACGCCATGCGATTACTTAGACTTCTTCGTCTTTACTTTCTTCTGGAGAATGACCGGCACCACACGACCGTCCATGTAGTGAATGTACCCCTCCGGTCCATCGTCAATCCATTTGATGTCGCTCACGTAGACACCCGCCGTCACATCCTCACCATAGATATGCGGTGTATCGTCAAGCGTGCTATACGACGACGGCGGATACCAACGGTCACCGCAGCACGGGCAGTCCCGGTCGTCTCGGCAGCCGTCCCAATACAAACCGATATCCTCCGCTCGACGGGTGATATCCCTTACATCTGTGCCCTCAACAACAACATGATGCGACAAACCACGCCCATGATCTACATGGAATCGACCACCACTGTTGTTCTGCGAAAAATGATAAAACATCATCCTCTCCGAATTCTCCGACGAGCCCGAGCGCGTCGATTCACCTCACGCCAACGAGCACGCCGACGATAAAACGACACCAAGTCGATCCACTGCACCGCACGGACAGGCACGACTACTGCCACTCCTTCCGCATCTTGGCTTTCACCGACGACCGCGAATCCTTGCGGACACGACGATCCCGCATCACGCGCGACTCCTTCGGCACGTCCACACGCGGCAACTTCACCGTCTTGCCCATAAACTCACACGCCTCCAACTTTTTCAAACAGATGCCACACGTAGGGTCCGTCCTGCCACGTATAGCGCCATTCCCACCGACAGAAGTTCAGATCGGGGATGTCTTCGCCGGTCGCGAACATACGAAAGATGCGGTCTTCCTTAGCTGCACTAGTGGGGTTCTCGACTTCGGCCCATAGATAATAGCACTGGTTCTGTGTTCCGACGTGTCGGATCTCTGCGCCGATCGGTAGCGTCAGAGTGAAATGCCCGATGCCCACTTCGTACTTGTACATGTGACGCATCACAGTTCCCCTTCCTGCACACCACACGCCGCGTAGAACTTCGCCCGCAAAAAGCGGGGGTTGTCGTGAGCGAAATGATCGGCAGTCGTTCGCACCTGATTGATCCAAAGCACGAATGCATCGCTCCACGGACCCAATTCCGACTGTCCATCCAGAAACTTCGCCGGACGAAGTGCCGACAGAAACGAAGCGAATGCGATATAGTCCTTACGCGTCATGCTCATCCTCACTCTCATCCTCATTCAGACTTTCAAGCCGACTCAACAGATCGTCGAACAACGAACTCGACGACACCAAGCCACGCTCGAACTCTAGACGTTCTGCACGCGACATCGCATCCAACGCACTCAGATCCAGCACATTACTCGGCATACTCATGCTCCACAGTCTGATGATCACGCTCTTCACGAATGGACGCGACGGTTTCCGCTGACGCATAGAACCGCGACACGCCGGGACCGAACAGATCGTCGTAGGATGCACCAAGCATCACATCGATCACTTCGGACTCGGACAGACGCACGAGGTCATTGGGCAGCGACGGGTTGACGCGCGTAATGCGTCCTCCACGGGCCAGATAATCAGCGACGGTTTCCCGCTCGATGGCGGCAGACGACGAACGATGCTTTGACATGATGCATACATTGTATGGGAAAACGGAAGTCGATGTCAAGCGGAAAATGCGTGAAACGAAAAAAAACCTGTAAGTCCTGCGTTTGCAACAACTTACGGGAATTCGTGAAACGATTCACGAGAGAATTCGGCATGGTTGCCGTTGCGTGCGGGTGCGTGGGGTGCTATAAATATTGGCAAGGAGCAAGCATGGCAGGAAAATTTAACAAAGGCGACATATCGGAAGGCATTCTCGCTGCGGCAATCACCGCTCGTTTTGTGTCTAAAACCAAGCCGATCACCGACAATGACGTGGTGTCGATCATTGGAAAATTGAAACCCGGTCAAGGAGCACAAAAGGGGTTCTCCTCCACCACAAAATTTACCTCGCCAAATCTTGCCAAAAATGTTGTGGATACCGTAATCTGTTTTGTGAATCTTGCAGAAGTCAACATGAAAGGGTTTCTCGATACAAAAATATATCGCGATAAGGATGTGAAAGAACTCGTCACTGCGGCGGTGTCCTACGCAAATGGAATTCATGTGCGTGAATGGGCGGATACGATGTACAGGAATGGCCAAAAAAATACCATTGAAGTTCGTTCGGAAGGTCTTCTCGATCAGAGCGGCACGAAAGTCGATCTTCGCGTGATTATCGATGGTAAGCAATGCGGGATCGGTGTCAGTCTCAAGGCGGGTGATGTAAAACAATTTGGACAAATCGGTGGCGCGTCGATAGAATCTATGAAGGATTTATTTGAACCTCTTGGCGTTAAGTTCACGTCAACTCATGCCAAAAAAATTGAAACATATTTGATGAACAAAAAACCTACCGAAGCGTTGTCGTTTGCATACTCTGAGGCGTATAGTCAACTGGCATCTATTATCAAAAAAGATGCTATAGGGTTCAGAAAAAATTTAGCTGCGTTCATGCAGTACCACGCTACGCGCAATGAACCGAATGTCGCTCTTGTGCAATTGGCTAAAGGTCAAGCGACCGTCTACATGTTTGAAGAAGTAAAGAAAAAACTTACGGGGGTACCTGTGCATGTGGAGTATTCAACGGGTTCAACTGACGTAGTTCCCGGCAAAAAAATTCCGCAACTTCTTTTTTATGGTGGTAGTAAAGACTCGAAGAATTTGCTTATTCAGATTCGCGTTAAGCTAGAAGGCAATCGCGTTGATAGTAAAGGAAAAAAACTGGGATTGACGATACGCAATTATGTCGAAAAAGGAACGCTAACAACGCGATTGATTGCAGGACATTAAACAAACTCTAAATACTCGTATGTCCAAGATTCCCTCATTCACCGACTTCCTCAACGAAGACTTGCGCAACTGGTTTGGCAAGGGCAAAGAAGGCGGCGTCGGTGGTGGTGGCTGGGATCGCTACAACACCAAAGGGGAACGCATCGGCAAGTGTGGTGACGCGGACGACCGTGGTGGTGACGGTGAAGGCAAACCCAAGTGCTTGTCCACGCAGAAAGCGAATCAGCTTCGTGCTCAAGGTGGCAAGCAAGCGATTGCGAATGCGGTGAAGCGCAAGAAGGAAGCGGACCCTGTGACGGATCGCCCCGGCACGGGCAACACACCGAAGATGGTGAGCAACCGCATCAAGGAAGAGAACGAACCCACCAACCCAAGTCTCTGGTCCAAAGCGAAGAGCATGGCGCGCTCGAAGTTCGATGTCTATCCGAGTGCGTATGCAAACGGCTGGGCCGCGAAGTGGTACAAGGATCACGGCGGTGGATGGCGCACCAAGAAGAACGAACAGGTGCAGACATCGACACCCGCTGACCGTGAGTGGGGCACCGACTCGCTCGTGGCGATCTACAAGCATGACACGCCGGGTGAGACGCATGAAGCATGGGAGAAGAACCCCAACTGTCAGCAGTGCAAGCATAAGCTCTCACCAGCGGAACTTAAGCGTGGGGACCGCGTATGCGCCGCGTGTGTCAAGCAAAATAAAGGCCGCGTGTGGGGCAAGGACAGCGACGACGACTACGAGGAACAGATGGACCTCGTGCCGATGCGGTCCGTGAACGAAGAAGATTTGATGGTAGAAACCTTCAATACCGTCTACCCGTGGCATGCCGTGTTGGATACTGCTGCTCGTTCGTCCTATCGGTTTTCTGTGCCGAGTCCGAGGGGCACCAAAGATGGCACCGTTGAAATCTGGTCAGGGCACGCGACATATAACAATCCCAAAAATGTCGTCACAGTAATATTCAAAATTGACGGCCGTATGTCAACAACGGGATTGGGTGACGGAGTAAAGTTTGGTATCTTTACGACGGTTATTGAAATAATCAAAGACTACATCAAAAAATACCATCCGTATGGCATTACCTTTGATGCAGAAAAAGTATCGGATTCGGATTCTCGTGGACGGTTATACACGACGCTTGTGCAGCGGTTCGCTCATACATTGGGATACACTCTCGCTAAAAAAGATGAAGGCGAAGATGCTGACGGTGAAATTTATGTGAGTTTCACACTTCATCGAGTAGGTGGTGTCCACGAGCACATCGTCAAAGTCAAGGGCGGGTACCGACTCGTCTCCAAGAAGACTGGCAAGAATCTCGGCACCTATCCCACCAAAGCCGGCGCCGCCAAGCGCGAACGTCAGGTGCAGTATTTCAAGCATCACGAGGACACATCGATATCCCTTCCTTCGTTCAAACAGTTTGTTGCCGAACAGTCGCACGCCAACACGTTGCGCGAAAAGTTCTTCGATGGCTTCGAGGGGCACGGGCATGACGGATGGACGGAAGTGTGGATTGACCCGACGACGGGGGAAGTAGCAGATGCCTCACGCAAGACTCTGTGGCAAGTCGCACGAGGTAAGTTCCCGATTCCACCCGACCGTGCGTATCGGTGTCGCGCGTGGGTCACGAGCAAGCATGTCTTTGTATGGGACGCCGAAGCGGACAATCACATGGATGTGGAAGCCTTCGTTCAACGGTCTGCTCGCGAGCAAAAGTTGAGCATGGACTTCTCTCATGCGATTCCGCTGGACCTCTACTACTGGCCGAATGCTAAGAAGCTCGGCATTCGCGTGTCCGATTGGTCAGCAGGGGGTCATGTTGATGTCATGACTGCCGTCGCGACTCTTCAAAAGCATCCGTGGATCAAAGGCAACTCCGCGTTCAAAAACATCATTCCAGTTTAATCACGAGGACACATCCATGGCACTTCCCTCTTTCAAGCAGTTTGTCGTTGAGCAACCCGAAACCATCGAAGTCAAACCCGCAGTGCCGGGCAAGCTCGTGTCCGAAGTGACGCCGCCGGGCATGGAAGATTGGGTGAAGAAGAACAAGGCCCGCTTCCGCAAGCAGTACGGTGACCGTGGGGATGAAGTGCTCTACGCGACGGCGTGGGACATGTACGAGAAGGGGAAGCGCGAGGCGGTGAATGAAGGCACGATTATGCCCGACGACGACACCTCGATGGTCATGGCGCAGTTGTCCTCGATCATCGAGCGAGCGACCGCGTTGAAGTCGATGATTGTGCCGGGGCAGCTACCCGCGTGGGTGCAGTCGAAGATGACGGAAGCTGAGTCCGCAGTGCTGTGTGTTCACGACTACATGAAATACAAAGAGTAACACACCATCTGAAACGCATTTGACAACGCCCGTGCTTCGACACGGGCGTTTGTGTTTTAGACGTAGTTGAGTCGCGTGATCGCGAGGAGCGTGTTCTCGATAGGCTCTGTGCGAATCGGCATCGGAATGACGGTTGGCGCAGGCGTTCCCTGACCACCGACTACTGTCGTATTGGTGACTGGCGCATTATAGATGATCGATTGCCCACCACTCATACCACCGGCATTTGAACCGGGCGCCGAACGCGTGTAGCTTGGTGTTGACGACAACGCTGCGACAGATGATGCTGGCGCCCCAACAGAACTCAACAGTGCTGACGTATAGCCGGGCGATGCGTCAGGTGCCCATCGGTGGATGGCTTCAGTTAGCGGTCTGTTTCGGTAGGTTGGCGACAACCACAATGCGCGTTGTGCGGCTCGTCCCACTTCCTTTGACGGAAATAACGCATATCCTCCTTCATCGTAACCGATGCCTCCATGTTTACCGGCAAAATCGTCCTTGCCGCGTCTGATATTACCGGGATTATTATTTCGCATGTTGCGGTCTCCCGGCTTTCCACCTTCCCATCGGGTCTGTGCGTCGAGCAGCGCATTCATCTGTTCTTCCGTCAATTGGGCTGGTGTCAGTTCTGATGAGACATTGCTTGGCAACGCACTGGTAGTTTTGGTGGGCGTGGTAGACGTTGCAGCCTTTTCAGATGGTTTGCTGCCGGGTTCAGGTAGGAAGTAGTCGGTCGCCATGCTCAATCCAGTACCGAGGGCGGAGAGCGCCAGTGACGCCCCCACAGTTTCGGGAGCACCCACTAATCCAGCAATTTGTAATCCAGTGGACAATCCTTTAAGACCACCGCGTAAGGAAAATCCTGATTTATATGCGTCATACGCATCCATTCCTGCGCCAAGATATCCGATACTTTTTCCTGCGACTCGACTCACTTTAGCTAATCTTGCGAGTGTTGGAGACTTCGCAAAATACTCCCCTGCCCCTACTCCAAATTTACCAAGTCGCGATGCCGCAACCCGCTCAAGAAACGACGCTTCTTTGCCTGCGCCGGAGACAAATTGAACTGGCGTTTTTGCAGCTTCAATTGCTTTTCCTGCGTTATTGAATTGTAGTATCCGCGCTTCCATTGCCGGATCGGCAACACCAGTTAGTGATTTTTTAGCGAGATACGATGTTACTTGATTCCCCGTCAACGGTTCTAATTCGGATGTAAGGCTTCCCAAAGTCGTTGGGCTACCACCACCGAATCCCAACCGCATACCTTTCAATTTGCTCGATTGTGCTACAACATTAGCTCCAGCGCCATAAAGCGATTTTGCGGTCCGTATTGGATTGGCCGCCGCTCGTAATCCGTAACCATACGGTTCTGCTTCGCGTTGAAGACTTCGCCAAGATTCGTCTGGCGGGACTACCGTATTGGTCGTCGTCTGATCTTTGTCTTGTGTTGGTTGCGTTCCTTGAGAGGTATTGTCTTTGGTGTCAAATGCACCACCAGTGAGTTTGTTTGCGATCTTACCTAGAACTGTCTTCAATCCTTCTGGCATTAACTTCCATGCGGTGAAGACGATGGCCGCGCCACTTAGAATCTCGAACACTTCTGGAAGTATTGCCGTCATCCCCGCCAATCCACCAAACGAATTCAAAAGTGAGGAGAAGAATCCACCTTCCTTCGCCGCAGGCTGTGCCATCAACGCAGTCACTTGTCTACGTGATGGAGCTTCGAGTGCGGCTTCTTGTCCTGTAAACGCCGCACGACTTTCGCGCAGAGCGTCTTCTTTGTCCTCACCGGCGTCGATATCTTGTGCGACTTTGATTTGACGAACAAGCGTGCTGTTGATCTTCTTCAGTTCACCAAGTTGTTCGACTTCAACATTACCACGACCACCAAATCGCGACGGTGACATGTCGTCAACAGACTCGGAACCGTATCGAACCGCAGTGTTTCGTGCGCTCTCGGTTGACGACAGCGCAGAGGCGCGAGATATACTAAAAGACGAACCAGCCTCCCGCGTTTCGCGCCGGCGCTCGATGCCAAATAATGCGAGCTTTGAGAGCCCTCGCACCAACATGCCACCTTTGCCATAATACCCCGCACCACGTTCAAGTGCGCTAACTCCGAGTTTCTTAACACCGCTGGCAACAACATTTCCCGCTCGAATACTAAAACTTGACTGTCGCTCAATTTCTTTGCTGAGTTCTCTTCCGACTGCTTTAATCTTTTGTGCGTCTTCATCACTCAAAAGTTCGTCGGATTCTGCAAAACTAACAATACTTTCAACTTCAGTGAGTGCATTTCTCCACAAACGCGGTGGAAGTTGTTCCAAGCTATTGATAAGAGACGTTAACCCCGCAACGTACGCGCGACCCATCTCAGACGTAATGTCGTTTGTTGCACCGCCAAGAATAGCGGACATCTTCTTAAGACCTTTGGGCATAGTTGCAATGGTCTTTTGAAGTTCCGCTGCTCGAACGGCCGCACCAAGTGCCGCAAAATCTTTTTTGCGTTTCAGGTCTTCCTTTTCTTCGTCTGACAATCGCCGTTGCGTCTTATTGTCGGCCATAGCGTCCTATCCGCGTTTTGCGTTTTTCTCCTGCTCGTCGAGCCACTGTCGAAGGAGCAGAACGTAGATATCTCGTTCAAACGGTATCATGTCTTCCAGTTCAGTCAACGAGAACCCATGATGTTTCACGAGATTGAAATTCAACGTGTAGTAGTTGGGCAGAGTTTCGTGGCTCTGCCCTACCCGAAAAAACTCTCCAACCCCTGCAACGTAATTTCTTCTGTATAGTTGCACTTCGGGCATTTGAACGTGGTCGTGTGCGACAAGATTGGCATCGTATCAAAGAACTGCTGAATCGCCTCCAACTGCGTTACCGTCAACGAGTCGATGAACGTCTGTCGTTCGTCTTCGCTTTGATCGTAGAACTCATACACGGAACCGTCGGCCGTGTACACGTTTTCAATACATTCTTCGAGCACTTTCAGAATTGTCAACGGCGTCACGCCTTCTGTACTCAAAAGATTGAGCACATCAGCGGTTGGATATCGCAACGTTAATCCCACGTCTGGCGTGATTTGAATCTGCTTGCTGTGATTTTCGCGTTTCACAATTTTCACATCATCCAAGTTGATTGAGATCGGTACGACTGCATGGCACCGTCCATCGTCTTTTTCTTGACGCTCTGCTTCTGATCGCACGATATTTTGGCATTCAAAGCGTGTCTCCACGATATTATTGACGGACTTCGCACGAAGCTGCACGTAGAGATATTCCAAGTCAAACGATGGCAACTTTTCTGGATCAATCTTATCAAAGGTGCAGTTGCGGATGATCGACTTGACGGCGTTTTCAATTTCTTTCTTCTCACCACCCTGCTGCGCCATGAGCAGGATCTTTTCCTCACGAACGAGGTACGGACGGAACTTGACGGGCTTCGACTGACTGAGCAGCGTCACTTCATATTCGGGCACGACGAGTGTTGGGAGTGCCATAGCTATTCACCTCATGAAAGAACGTTATCGAATCCAACCATTAAAAATGGCCGTGTTATAGGCAGCTTGCTTCACGACACCGAGAAAAATGTCCATCTTCGAGCGGGATGCAGACGCAGGAGGCTCCCAAATTGGTGCTCGACTTGCCCAACCACCGTTCGGGTCGTAGTCCCATCGACCTCCCGCTTGAATTTCTGCCAGTGATGCGTTACCAGAGTAGTTATTGGGGTCTTTGTTTTTGTCTAAATCTATTCCGAAAGCAAAAAAGTTATCGTTTTTTTCTTCCGATGGGCCCACATCAACCCAATAACTGTAGTTAAACGTTACCGTCAGTTGTGTAAAACTATCGTTTTCACCCCAATTCAATCCAGTTGCCTCAACCGATACGGGATACAACTCAAAGAATCGGTGACGCAACGAGACTTGGCGATAAAACTCTTTAGATGGTGGCTCGTTTTTGAACCGAACTCCGCTTTTTGTAAAATCTTCTAAGTGACTGAACTGCCAAATTTCAGCTTCAGCGTAATAGTCGGCTGGAAATGACATATCAAACGCGCCGGGAACGAGCGAGTAATTACCAAAGCCGCCCCCACTTTTTGAGCCTATTGTTCGCGTATCAGATATTCTGTCTTGCCACTTCTGAAAATATCGATGACCAATGTTGAAGCCAAGTTTATCAATCGGTGTTACGAATGTGCATTGTAGTGGATTATAGGTGTTGAAGTATGGCACCTTTCGTTCAAATCCGTAGATACTCTGATCCGCCGTTGCGAATCCGCGCCCCGGCAGAGACATTGATGTACACACCAAACCCAAACTCATGAGGTCTTGAAAAGGATCGGGATGAAGTACGACACCACCTCGAAAAGTCTCGCCCCTCGGCGGCAGTTCTTCACCTGTGGTCGGAGGTTGTACCAATCGGAATTCAAACCAACTGGGCTTTTGGAAGCCGTATTGTCCGACTTGAGTTCTAAATTCGTCGAGAATTGACATAGCTCTCTAGTATAGTTGCTTTCGTGATTCGGCCCACACTTCGCTGCGTGTAGACTTTTTGAACATTTCCACAGGCAAAAACAACGCCGTGACCCACTCTGTCTCACCAACGTGAAGCATCGTGCTTCGCATCTGATTGATACGATACGAGCGAATGCACGGGCGATACGCCGCGAAACGTTTGACGCTACTCAACATGTCGTAGTCAATATTGATATAGCTATTTAGGGGTGCATTCGGATTAGTTGCACTTGGAATACGTGCCCGCGTATACAACGCATCGAACAGTTTTGCACGGTTCAAATTGTCGAGATAGTGAAAGTTCAGCCCAAGTAAGTGCCCCGGCGACTTGTCCAAGAGTAGAATGAACGGAAACCTGTCGTAGTACGGTAGCGTACGAAAGCCCTCGGGACTGTACATGAAGAAATACAAGCGTCCAGCACGAGCTTTACTTGGCGATACAATCTGTTTCGCAAATGCCTCGCGTTCAGATGCGAGCTTGGCATAGGTGATGTTGCCGCTAAACTGTCGCTGCCACGCCGCCAGTTCCGAAGTATAGTTCCGAAACCACAATAACGCGCGACGTTCGGCGGCGGGTAAACCTTTGCTTGTCAGAATGCGCTCACGCAGCATTTGAAAGATGTTGCTATCGGCCATTAGTGGAATCCTCGAAACAGATGTTCCTCAGTGAGCACGAGAAACGTCCAATTGCGGTCGGCGCAGTAGGCTTTGGCTGCATCCCACTTCGCGTGATTCACGGCGACAATCGCAGCTTCCCGAAGAAATTTTCGCGTCTTCCGTTTGACGGTGCGAACCTCAGTTTGCGCTTTAGGTTTGATTTCCACCAGAAACACGCGCGGACCTGTTGGTGTCTGCGTCTCTAGCCAAACATCAGGAAAGTAGCGATGCACGCGACCGTCAATCGGATGTCGATACGGGATGATCAATTCCTCGGACGCCCAGCGAAGCACGCCGGGGGTGCTATCGCAGTAGTCAAAAAACCGTCGCTCCCAACTAGAACGATAGACGATGTTGGCGGCATTCCCGACGTATTTCTGCGGGTGGCGTGGTGTGAAGATTCCTTGATATGGCATAGTAATGTCGGGTTTCAAGTGTCGTGCTAAATAGATGAGAGTTTTCCCCTAGTCAAGTATTTAGAAACTGGAGTTCAGATGGCAGACACAGACAATACTCCATCAACAGCAGGTAGTGGCGTAAATTTCACCAATCAGCAGGGACAGAATCTTGGTCCACTAGTGGGAGCGGCTCGTTATCCGGCGGAACTTGGTCAAGCCGGAGCTTTTGAAAAGTGGATGCTGTTTGAGGTTAAGCAAACACGACATGTTGGACGAAGTGGAATGGCGGCCGGAAAACTTGGTGGTGAGTCACCAGAAAAAGACGCACCAATCGCAGCAGTGGCATTATATCTACCCGAAAGTGCTCTTAAAAGTACCACAGAAGTCGGGTACGATACGCACGATCTGGGTCCGTTTGCTGGTGTATTGTCGGAACATTTCGCGCAAACAGGTGGACAACAACTTTATCAATTACAGAAAGGTGTTGGTGACGCCACCAAGGCCGTGGCGGAACTTTTTCAAGGTGCTGGTGTGCTTGACACGGCGCGAAAAGAGTGGGAAGCTGGAAAAACAGCATTCGGGGCGATTTGGAATCAGGTTAAGCAAGCCGGTTCGTCTGCGATAAATGCCAACCCCAACAGTGTTGCCCAAGCAACCAGAGCAGGCGTGCTGTATGCCGCAGAAAACACGGGATTTGGTGATAACGCCACGCAGTTATTTGGGCAGCGCGTCAATCCGCGTACGGACGTTCTTTTTAATCATGTCCAATACCGGTCTCATGATTTAGATTTTATGTTAATTCCTCGGTCGATTGAGGAAGCTCGTTCTATTGACACGATCATTCATTTCTTTCAATACTACATGTTGCCAAGTTATAGTCCAAATCTAAACAACAACCTTACAGGTATGTTGATGGGATTTCCGTATGAGTTTGAAATTACGTTTTGGACACAAACCCAATCCAGCGGCAACATGCACCACATCAATAAAATTGGTCGATCCGTGTTAACGTCTGTATCTCTTAATCATGCGGCTGCTGGTAAAACAGCGTTCTTTGCAAAGAACGGTGAGGTCTATCCTGCTGCTACGTCTCTGTCGTTGCGATTTCAAGAAATTCGGTTGTTGGCGCGCGACTCGGAAGAAATTGACCGTGCTGGTGGAAACACCGCGAAGGCGTTTAAGGACACCGGCAAAGACCCTAATGCAGTAGAAGCTCCACCATCACCAGAACAACCACAAACAGTGTCCGCGCCGGCAAGACAATCAACACAATCAAACTCCTCCAACAAGACCCCCGCCGTCGGCGGTCGCGGAGGCGGCGCCGGAAACGCTGGTCAAAAACCCAATGTGTCGGGAGGCCGCGGGGGTGGCCCCGGCCCCGGGCCCGGGCCAAAGAGCTGATAGGCTCAGTAGAATTACTTTATGGAATACTTCAAATACCTTCCACTGACCGTTTACACATACACCGACACGAATAATACGACGTATGATGTCGTCATTCGTGACATTACCGCACGCGCAAAAATTGCCGCGCGACTTCAGCAAACACAGGTTGCGCTATATGACTACATTATCGGTGACGAACAACGGCCCGATACGGTCTCGCAGTTGCTCTACAAAACGCCCAACTATACTTGGATTATATTGTTTGTTGCAAATATTTTTAATCTGTATGATTGGCCGTTGTCGAATGATGAAATGGTCGATTACTTAATCAGTAAGTATGGGAGCATCGAGAATGCACAAACGGGTTCGCGCTATTACTACACCATCGAAGGTGATCGCGTTGATGCCACGACATACGGACTTCTTCCTGTGGCTCGTCGTGGTGTAATGCTGTCTTCCTACGAGCAGGAGATACAGGACAATGATCAAAAGCGTCGAATCAAGGTGGTGCCGCCGGCACTCATACATCAAGTTGCCGCAGATTTTCGCACGCTCTTTCGGTAAATTTTTATGGATGCGATGAGACAGCGACAAGTTCGCTTACATACCTGTACCATTTATTCTAGCAATCTCAACGCCGGACTAGACATCTTATCTGGTGTGGCTCGTATTGATGTGTATGAAAGTATTTTTCAAAACACCATTTCGGGAAGCATTTCTGTTACGGAAAGCGACGGATGGATTGAAGCCGTTCCGTTTGTGGGTATTGAGATTTTGCATTTGTCATTCAGCATTCTTCAGGGAGTTGGGGTAGATAGTACGCCCAAGACGTATAATCGATTGTTTCGTGTTACAAAAGTCCACGAGCAAACATATGTGAAATCAAATGGCATGCGAGCGTATACTATTGAATTTGTGACACAAGAATTTTTTGCCAGTGCGTCAAAACGCATTTCGCGTCGATTTCAAATGTCTTGCAGTGATGCCGTGCAATCAATTCTTGAAAATGATCTGCGCGACAAATCGATAGATGCGAAGGCCTCTGCATCATTTGTTCCACCATCACCGTTACCAACGTGGGGACAAGTGGATATTGTTATCCCAAATTATACCCCGCTTCGTGCTATCAACTATTTTGCAATGTTGTCGCTTGAAAGTCAAGACCGAACTAGTGGCGGATATCTATTTTTTGAAACACTAGAGGGCCTACATTTTACTAGTGTGCGCCGACTCATTCAATTGGGAAAATCAAAAGATGTGCCGACACTGCAAGTTTATCCGTCATTGAAAAATACAAGCGACGATAATGTTGATGTGGAACGCGATGCCGTTTTTCGCATTCATCAGGAACAGACGTTTGATTTATTGGGGGGTGTCGCCTCGGGGTTGTATCGTTCGCGAGCCTTACATTTTGATTTGCTCTCAAATAAATTTTCGTTGATTGATGATACGTCCTACACGGAATCATTCAAACAATCAAAGCATCTAAACACATATCCGTTGTTTCCTGAATATGCTGACGAAAACGAGTTCAGCCCGAATGTTCGCCAATTTGTTGTGCCTACCAATATTTGGTCAACCGCAAATGTACAGACTGTGGTTGGGAAAACCGCGTATCAGAACGAACAACTCATGCACGAATCCGTGACGGCTCGCAATCGGCAACTCAAGGAACTTCGTCAGTTGGAGACGTTATTGGAACTGCCCGGGCAACCACAGATTTATGCTGGCAGCGTTATTAACATAATCTATCCACCAACGCGAGCTATGGCGGGGAACGACACACCAATTCAATCATCAGCACCACCGATCACTGGATCGCCATATAGTGGCTATCACCTTGTCGCATCCGTGCATCATATCATCGTTACAAAACAGCCCGGTGATTATGACTATCGCATGAGCCTTCGCGTGGTCAATGATTCGCTGAATCGACCGCTTCGCGTGAAGGCAACAAAACCTCCAGTATCGGTGTAGGGTAAATAAGGGTATGCTTGATAGTTCAACTACATCAATGATGTACCACGTCGGCCTTGATGGGTTCGTCTGGTTTGTTGGCATCGTGGAGGACCGCACGAGTGATCCGTTGAAAATCGGTCGATGTAAGGTGCGAATTCTCGGGCATCATGAACCGGATGTAGAGAAATTGTCCACCGACGATTTACCGTGGGCGTTACCATTGCTGCCTGTCACAAATTCGCGCGGAAACCATGATCTGTGTGAAGGTGATTGGGTGCTCGGGTTTTTTATGGATGCACAGTTGGCCCAGCAACCTGTCATTCTCGGTAAGTTTCCATCATATCCAACTGACCCCGGGGTCGGTTCGCAAAAAAACACACGAGCATAACACATGGGAATCGTTAAGAGTGCCGTATCTCTCGCTACCGCCAGTGCTGCCGCCGCTATTGCTGATGCGGTGATTCAGAAGCATGGCGGTCGGGATCGAAGCACGCCCGCAGAAACCGCACTTCGTCCAGAGCCACCAGAAAGTCGCACGCCACCACCCTCCAAGCCCAAGTTCGGTAAGGCGCTTGGTAATGTGGCGAAAGCGGCAGCGATGTCTGGTGCGGCGTTTGGTGCGATCAATTCTGCCCTTAAAGCCAAGAAGTCGCTCGGGACGCTCACTGCATCATTGAGTGCCGCTACAATCGCATTTGATGCCGCAAGTGCCGGTCTGTTAAGCGGAAAGACATTTCAGAAAGATGTCAGTGTGTTCGGAATGGAAGGCACTGCGTCTGTCGCCGCGGGTGGTTTCTTTTCTGCATCAGACTTAGTGCAGTTCTCCTCGCTGAAACCCGGTGCGGCAATTGCAGGAACCGCGGCGGCCGCGGCGATAGCCATTCAACTTGCACAGCGCAAAGAGAAGCTCACAAACATGTTGACGCGCTTCTCCGTATCGCTCAATGGATTTTCCGCATTTGGTCCACTTATCAAGGAGAACTACAACCGTAAACCCTATCCTCGGAAAGATCAAGTCGGTGTTCCTAGTTCGTCTCGCGCCGCACAAGGTGGTGACGCGTTCAAAGACGATCCGATTCACAAGGATAAGAAGAAGCACACCATCAAGGGCGTAGTGAAAGCCATGGGAAAGCCAAGCAGTTGGGCGCGATTGCTTCCCAAGAAAACAGACCTCCTCTACGGCTTTAAGCTCCAACCGGGATTCAACGTCAAGTTGAACATGGTTTTCAAGGACCGCAAAAATCAATCCAGTTGGAGCGAACCAACGACACCGGCCGCGCCACAGAATCCATACAACAACGTCATCGAAACGGAAGCCGGGCACCGATGTGAAATGGACAACACACCGGGCGCGGAACGTCTTCACATCTTTCATCGTTCAGGCACATGTATCGAGATTCATCCGAAAGGAGAAATTGTCATTACGTCGATGGGCAATCAAAACATCGTCAGTCACGGTGACATTCATTTGGTGGCAAAGGGTGAATGTCATATTGCTGCCGAGGGAGATGTGCGCGCCCATTCAAAGCGAGAAATTCATCTTCACTCAGACGGCAACATGCACCTACGTGCAGAAAAACAATTCCACGTTTGGGCAGGGGAAGATATCAATATGCACGCTTCGACAACATTCAGTGCAGATGGCACCGAAATTGATTTGCGTTATTTGAAGCTCCCCGGTGCGCCGGTGTGGACCACGAATGGGTGGGCGCCGCGTATCAACATGGCGGCTATCAAAGATGACTATGAAGAAGCATATACATTGCTTGAAGCGAAGGATGCGGAACATCGCGGTAAACTTGCCGCTGCTCGCGCAAAACTCGTCAGTGAAGGTGTGAAAAACATCATTGAAGACTCGAAGGCCCTCACGCCCCCGGGCGCCGGCGCGAAAGTTGGTAAGACCGCTGCCAAAAATCTTCTCAACACCATCACGATGTTGAATCTGTTGCAGAGCGGTCCCTTCCCGTTGCACGGATTGGCAGGCGCACCAGCACACGAGCAGTTGAGCACCGAAGGTGACGTGGGCGGCGGTGGCACAGACGCGCAAGCGCCACCAACGATTAAGCCGCCGGTGCTGACGGAAGATCAGATGCCGAAGAAAAATCCGTTAGGCAATCCACTGGTCTACTACGCGACGACGCCCGCCGCGGTGTCATATCGTGCGCTGCTCTTTGAGGCGCCTGAAGAAGTGGGTGATACGGAACTTTATCAAGCGCACAAGGAAACGTGTGTGGCACTTGGTGATATCCCATCCGTGGAACCCCCGTTGGAAGGCCGATTAACACAACCCGAGACGGGTCTTGTTGCGCCAGCATCCTTGCCGTTGGTTAAATACCTCAATCGAGATGACTATCGTGGACAAGCCTCGTTCAGTCCAAGCATGACACTTGGTGGCACGTCCTTCACGTTGTTTGATCTCACCGATTCGCTCGCGCGTCCTGACGTGGCGAATCCCACCATTCCCAAATCACCCACCGCGTAAATAGAGATATATGGCAGCCAATGTTGAATATCTGATTATCGGTGCCGGTGGTGGTGGTGGCAACACTGTTAGCGCCGGCGCGAACAGCGCCGGTGGTGGCGGTGCTGGTGGATATCTGTCTGGAAATGTGTCCGTCAGCGTCGGTACGTATGTCGTCACCGTCGGCGGTGGTGGCGCCGTTGGTGTCGGGAGCAACTCTGTTTTTAACGGCATCACATCAGTCGGTGGTGGGTTTGGTGCAAACACCACGAATGCTTCGGCTGGTGGTGGAACGGGTGGTAGCGGTGGTGGTGGTTCGCGCACAGGTGCGGGTGGTGCGAATACCGTCGGGCAAGGATACGCGGGTGGTACTGCTGCGGTAGCGGGTGGCGGTGGTGGTGGTGCGTCTGCTGTTGGTGCAACGGCGTCTGGTAATACGGGCGGTGCGGGCGGTGCAGGCACGGCGTCGTCTATCACAGGCGCCTCGGTTACGTATGCGGGTGGTGGCGGTGGTGGTGCGGTCAACACAGGTGCTGCTGGTAGTGCTGGTAGCGGCGGCGGTGGTGCAGGTGGTCTGGGTGCTGTAGGTACCGCAGGCACCGTTAATCGTGGTGGTGGCGGTGGTGGTGCTGGCAACAATCCGGGCACCGCGCATTCGGACGTAGCAGCATCACACAGCGATAGTCACGGCGACTATCACGCGGACGGGCCGGGTGATGGTTTTTACGACGACTCAGGACCACATAGCGACTCACACAGCGACAGCACAACGCCGCATAGCGACGTAGCACATTCCGACATTACGCCACTTGCGGGTGGTACGGGCGGATCTGGTGTCGTCATCATCCGCTATATCACCGGCACCATGACGGCGACTGGCGGCACTGTCACGACCAGCGGCTCCTACACCATTCACACATTTAATTCGACGGCTAACTTTGTTGTGACGGACACACCAAGTCAGAGTCCGTCCAGTTCAACATCACCATCCGTCAGCCCATCGGCCTCGGTGAGTCCGTCGGCGTCGGTATCTCTTTCAACCTCACCATCGAGTTCCGTCAGCCCATCCAGTTCTCTTTCCGCATCGGTGAGTCCGTCTGCGTCAGTCAGTCCGTCGGCATCAGCGTCGGTTTCGGTTTCACCGTCGTCGTCAGTCTCGCCGTCAAGTTCAACATCCGCGTCGGTGAGTCCGTCGGCATCGGTGAGCCCGTCGGCGTCATTGTCGGCGTCTGTTAGTCCGAGCAGTTCGGTGAGTCCGTCAAGTTCTGAGTCGGCCTCAGTAAGTCCGTCAAGCTCGACGAGTGCGTCTGTCAGCCCGTCCAGTTCCACGTCGGCCTCCGTCTCACCGTCCAGTTCCACATCCGCGTCAGTGAGTCCGTCGAGTTCCGCGTCGGCGTCGGTGAGTCCGTCAAGTTCAGTCAGTCCGTCGAGTTCCACATCGGCGTCATTCAGTCCAAGTAGTTCAACATCTGCCTCCATATCGCCATCCAGTTCCACGAGTCCGTCGAGTTCTGCATCGGCGTCAGTATCACCATCGTCCTCTGTCAGCCCAAGTAGTTCAACGTCAGCGTCGGTGAGTCCAAGTAGTTCAACGTCCGCCTCGGTGAGTCCGTCGAGTTCAGAATCGGCATCGGTGTCGCCGTCCAGTTCCACATCGGCGTCTGTCAGTCCGTCGGCCTCGGTGAGTCCGTCGAGTTCGTCATCACGATCCATCAGCCCGTCGGCCTCGGTGAGTCCGTCAAGTTCAACGAGTGCTTCGGTTAGCCCGTCGGCATCTGTTAGCCCGTCAAGTTCAACCTCGGCCTCCGTCAGTCCGAGTAGTTCAACATCAGCGTCCACAAGCCCGACGCCCTCTATCAGCCCGTCAAGTTCTACGTCACGTTCACAGAGTCCATCGAGTTCACAGAGTCCGTCGAGTTCACAGAGTCCGTCGAGTTCTACCTCGCGGTCTGTCAGCCCGAGCAGTTCAGTAAGTCCAAGCAGTTCCGTTTCGGCATCTGTTAGCCCGTCTAATTCAGATTCACCGTCACTCAGCCCGTCGAGTTCCACCTCACGGTCGCTCAGCCCGTCCAGTTCACAGAGTCCGTCGGCGTCACGAAGCCCAAGCAGTTCGACATCAGCGTCCGTTAGCCCGTCCGCGTCTCAATCGCGGTCGCAAAGCCCGTCGTCGTCTGTCTCGCGGTCGGTGAGCCCGTCGGCCTCACGCAGTCCGTCAAGTTCATCATCGGCATCACCATCGCCGTCGCCGGGTCCACAAAACCCATATGATCCAGAGTATGTATTGAGATCGGTGTTGGCGGCGTTTCAGAAGCGCGCCTATCATCGCGATGAGGCGCAAGCTGCTGGATGGTATCAGCGTACGCGGGTGGGTGACGGACCGAATGGAGAAGTGTACTCGTTTGTGCCTCGTGGACAAGTGCTCGACTACTACATGGTCAAGATTATTGGTCGCGTTGAGGGATGGGGCAGCCTCAATCCGAATCTTGTCAATGTGGGACCGTCGCAATACGGGTGGTCAGAAAACGACAATTACTATTGGGAACGCCGCATCCTGTATCCGTGGTTATTTGTTACGGCACCACCAGTCGTGGCCGAACCACTACCAACGGAGTTCCCGCAACCTGCACCAGCACCAGAGCCACCACCGGCGTCTTTGGCAGAAGAAGCCGCGATGGGGATCACACCACAGGGAGGCTTACTTGCCGACGATGTGGTATATAACCTGTCATTGTTGTGCGCGAACGTGCTTGGTCCATTAAAGGCGGCATATCCCAATATCACAATTGTGAGTGCATTCCGTCAAGTCAATAACGGCATCAGTCAGCATGAGAAGGGTGAGGCCGCCGACATTCAGTTGAACAATCAGACACCCACCACACTCTATGAAGTGGCGGATTACATCGCCAAAAATCTTCAGTTTGACCAGTTGATTCTGAACTATTCGTCTGCTCCAGAATTGTCGTGGATTCACGTCTCGTTCAACGCACAGGAACTGCGTCGGGATGTGCGCACGCGGGATTATGATGACACGTTCTATGATGGATTATACGTGAGCGAACCGTTAACGGGTGAGGAATTGGCGCAAGTAAAACGGACGCGTGAGGAAGATTTGGCGGCAGTCGATACGGAATTAAAAATTCTGTCCGCCCGAGATGCTGCGCTCAATCCAACAACACATGTTCTCGATACGCCACCCGTGGACACATTAAGAACCACAACCGAAGATGAAATTCAATCGCCATATGGTGGCGGATCAACTCCAGATGGTGGCGGATCGACCCCAGACGAACCGCCGTATGGCGTATAACGTGCATCATCAAGAGACGAACTAAATAGTCATATGCCAGAATATTCAACAACCGTTTCTGCGCCACGTCAATTCAAGGATATCTCGCTTACGATGGCGAAGAATCCCGTGACCAACGATATTGTGTCGGTAACGGATGCTGATGCGGTCAAACGGTCATTACGGAATTTGTTGTCAATTAACTCAGGAGAAGTCCCGTTCTTTCCGAATTTTGGTGCAAACGTTTCTCGATATTTGTTTGAACCAATCGATCCGATTACAACCGTCTTGTTGCATCGTGAAATAGAAACAACCATACAAACATATGAACCTCGGGTGGCAATTCAACAATTGACTGTTGTACCGACGGTAGATGAAATGCGGTATCAAATCAATTTGGTGTTTGCGTTGGTAAATCAAACGACTCCACTAACGTTGACCCTTTATCTTACACGGTTGCGATAATCTATGGCCGGACCATCATCACAAATTCAGATTGCTAACCTTGACTATGATCAGATTCTTGATAATCTGGTTACATTCATGAAAGCCGATCCGACGTTTTCGGACTATGATTTTTCCGGCAGTGGCTTGCGTCTGTTATCGCGCGTGCTCGCGTATGTGACGTTCTACAACAATTATTATCTTTCCGCCGCCGTCAACGAGTCGTTTTTTGATACCGCGCAGTTGCGCTCGTCTGTCGTATCCCATGCCAAGATGCTCGGATACAACTCGCACGGCACCCGCAGCGCCACGTATACCGCCAACGTCACGATGGTGATGTCGAATAACGCTCCTGCGACTATCACGCTTCCTAAAAACACGCAGTTCGCGTTGCAGTCGAATACCCAATTTACCTTCTACAACGTGGAAGACGCAGAACTAACACAGAATACATCCAATACGTTTATCTACGCGACCAGCAATGTTACGTTGGTTGAAGGCCGTACGGCACAATATCGGTTCACGGTCGATACGAATGACCCGACGCAGCGATTCATCATTCCCAATGCAAATGTCGATTTCAGCCGGCTGACGGTTCGCGTTCAAGTAAGTCCCACCGTGAACACGACCACGTCTTTTACGGAAGCCTCAAATCTTCTTCTTGCAAATAGCACGTCAAACATTTTCCTCGTTTCGGAAGCCTATGATGGCTATCCAGAACTCAAGTTTGGCAATGGGGTCATCGGAAAAGCACTGGAAAACGGCAACATCATCATTGTGGACTACTATATCAGTCGTGGTGCTGCCGGTAACAATATTCGAGGCCCGTTTCGCATCAACGACACCATCGCCGGATTGCAGCAAGGTGTGACAGACACACCCGACGCGAATACGACACCAAGTATCGGTGGTTCAGACATCGAGGATATTGAAAACATTCGCTATCTCGCACCACTGACCTATGCCGCGCAGAATCGCTGTGTGACGACGGAGGATTACAAGTCCGTCATTCTTCAGGACTGGACGGAATACATCTCTGCCATCAATGTCTTTGGTGGTGAAGAAGGTGATCCGACTGATGCGAAGGAGCGTCCAACCTACGGCCGTGTCTATATCGCGGTACGCCCGAAGTATGGTGAACGTCTGACACAGGCGACGAAGGATGCGATCATTCAAAATACCGTCAAGCCGTTTAGCATCGTCGGCGTCATTCCACAGATTGTGGACCCCGATTACGTGTATCTCATTATCTCCACGCGCGTGAGCTACGACCCGAAAGCTACGGTGCTCACGAAGCAGGAACTTGTCACTGCGGTGAAGGACGCGGTGGATACCTACTCCAACGAGAACATGGAAAAGTTTGAAACCTCCTTCCGTTTCTCGCGTTTGGGACGGGCGATTGATGATGCGGATGCGTCCATCACGAGTTCGTTAACGCAAGTGGAAATGCAGAAGCGTGTGGTGCCGTTGGTAGGTAAGAGCAATTCCATCACCGTCAAGTTTGGGGCGGCGCTCTATAAAGTTGGTGACGCCTCTGTGCTGCTGGAGCCGACTTCTCATCGGTTTGACTATTACGATCACGACGGCAACTATTACACCAACTGTTTCTTGCAAGAAACGAATGGCGTCGTCAGTGTCGTCGGGTATGTCAATTCGGGTGGCACGCGTTCACTCGTTGTGGTGGACGACCGTGTCGGCACCATCGATGCGGACACCGGCACGATGGTCTTAGCCAATTTCAAACCCGAAGCGATTGAGGGTGGAGAAATCGATATCTGGATCAGTGCATTGCCGCTGTACAGCGATTTAACCCCACATTTGAATCGTCTATATACTGTTGACTACGACACGATTAGCGTCGAACTCATCGACAATACCACGACGTTGACTCCCTCGAACTTCTATCAAGGCGGCCGTATACGGTAAGCTATGCGCCAATACCAGCCCGGACAGCAATTCTACAACCTCATCAAAACCGCGATTCCCGACTTCGTAGAAGCCGAGTATCCGGCGTTTGTAGAATTTGTCACGGCGTTTCTGCACTTCTTGGAGCAGGAACGCGAGACATCCCAGACCTCTATTACACCGGGATTCGGTCCATCTTCGGTGAGCACCACCGTCACTGATGCGGTTGGTGGCCCGCTGTACGAAGCGGGAAAGTTCTTCGACTATCTCGATACCGCGACAACCCTTGACGAATTCCGCACACACTTTCTCGCAAAGTTTGCCAAAGAGTTTCCGCAATACGGCTACGTGTCAACCGACTGGTTCATCCGTAGTCTGCGTGCGTTCTATCAACAGAAGGGCACGCCAAGCAGCATCAAGTGGTTCTTCCGTGTCTTCTTCAATCAAGACGCGGATGTCTACTTTCCGCGTGATGACGTGTTTGCGGCCTCCAGTGCGACGTGGTCCGCCCCGCAAACCCTGAAAGTCAGCGCACCGCTCAATACCGGCTATACCTCTGAAGATATCGCGACGTATTATACGGGCGCACGCGTGGTTTCCACCTCTAATACGTACGGCATCGCCGAAGCGATTGTCGAGCGCGTCACCACGTTCGTTGTCGGCGTCGAATACGGACAGCGCACCGTAGTGCATGAACTGTCATTGTTGTATGGTAGCGTTAGTGGACAGTTTGAAGAGAACGCAGAACTCCACAACGTCGATACACGCGGCACGGAAAAGGTCATTACCACACGTATTCTTCCCGTCATCACACAGATTACGGTCGGAAGTGGTGGAAGCAATTACGCGAATGGCGACCTTGTGGTCGTGTCGGAAGGGCCGGGACGTGGTGGTGGCTACAGTGCATACGGTGTCGTCGAACGCGTCTCGAACGGGGCAATCAGCGGAATCACGATTTACAGCGGGGGTAAAGGGTTCACGGTCGGAGAGCCGTTGCAGTTCTACAGTGCGTCGGGTTCTGGAGCATCAGGCAACGTCGCGTCTCTGTCTAACGCCACCTCGATCATTCCACTCGATATCATCATCGATACGTTTGCTGATGTCGATGTGGCAAATACCAACTATGAAACTGCTGTCAGTGTCAATCTCGGAATCATTCTCACAGGCACCACATCGACCACCAGTGGTTGCACCGTCGTAACTGGTGTCGGCACGAAGTTCACCACCGAATTGTATGTCGGTGAAACGCTACTTGTCGGGAACGATTCTGCGAATACGGTCGGCACTATCGCATCTGTTCAGAATAACACGTCGCTGACGTTATCCGCCGGCGCGAGCGGCAGTTTTGCAGCGAACGTCTACAGTCTGATTATCGATCAGAACACCGCTGTCGGGACCATCTTCTCTGCCGCAGAACAGCGACCGTTCTACACGCCGTGGGTGTGGACGAACGATGCGAATACGACCGCTGAATTGGCGAATGCAGCGGTGCTCGTTGATAACCTGTCTGTCGCACCGTTCTTTAATCACAATGCGTCGTCCGTGTTGGGCTATACCGGCAAACTATTTGTCATTGGCGGTCCCCTCGATAATACGACGACGGTGCTCACCGCGACGATTACGTCCAATACGGTTGGATACTTTGCGGGGGATCTTGCAGGCAACCTGACGCATACCAGTGGTGCGACGAAGTTGTATTTGCGCAACACTGCGAATTTGAATCAACTTTCCACCAGCCTGTTGATCAAGCAGGACTACGCGAACGCACAACTGGGCACCGTCACGACAGACGGCACGGACACCATTATCGGCGCAAACACGCTGTTCCAGCGCACGTTGATTGCAAACGCCCATCTTCGTGTCGGGAATTCCTCTTCGGGATACGATGTTGTCGTCAAGAGTATCGAGAGTAACACGGTACTCAAAATTTACGGGACCGCACCAACACGCGTAGCGAACACGTACGGCACCTACGCGCTCGGGCGTATTCGGACGATCTATCCGCGCACCATCACTTCCTACGGTACGATCAATACCGTGGCGCTCACGTCTATCGGCAGTCGCTATGCGGTGCCGCCGATTGTGGATGTGGACAGCATGGATGCACGCGTGCAGACGCTGTTCTATTACAGCAACACCGCCGATGTTGTCGTGCCAACAAGCGGCCGCGTCACGCAACTTTTTGCAAACGCGAATCTTGATGTCGTGCAGGGTGTCGGACAAGTCGCGCGGGTGCGGGTGCGGAATACCGGCGTGCTCTACAGTGATCCAAATTCGATTGCGATTACGGTAGAACGGGCAAATGGGGGCACGGGCACTGACGCAACACTCGTGCCGGTCATTGGTGCGTTGACGAATTATCCCGGCGAGTTCTTGACAAACAAGGGATTCACCAGTTCGACGACACGGCTTCAGGACGGCGACTACTACAACGACTACACGTATGTTGTCAAAGCGGCCGAGTCGTTTGATCGGTATCGTAGTATCTTGTTGAAGATTCTACATCCCGCCGGCTTCCGGCCGTATGGTAAGTTTGTCAGCACAACGGATATTACCGTCAACGTGAGCAGCACCGTTGAGAGCGCGATTGTGGTTGCTGGTTCGTCATCAGAATCACCGTCTGCATCTCTCAGCCCGTCTGCGTCCGCGTCACATTCATTTAGTCCATCGAGTTCTGCGTCGGCATCTGTTTCACCATCGAGTTCTGCGTCTGCATCGGTGAGCCCGTCGAGTTCGTCGTCAGCGTCCGCCAGCCCATCGGCGACAAAGAGTCCGTCCGCGTCACAGAGTCCATCAGCTTCGGTGTCACCGTCGGCATCGCAGAGTCCGTCCGCGTCCACGTCGCGGTCAATCAGCCCGTCTGCGTCGTTCAGTCCGTCAAGCTCACACAGCCCATCGAGTTCAGTATCGGCATCATTGTCGCCGTCGCGCTCGGTGTCGCCGTCCAGTTCAGCGTCAAGCTCCAAGTCGCGGTCTGTCAGTCCCTCGGCCTCCGTCAGTCCGTCAGCCTCTGTCAGTCCATCGAGCAGTGTCTCGGCGTCTGTTAGCCCATCGGGTTCTGTATCGCCCTCGGCGAGCAAGTCGCGGTCAATTTCTAACAGCCCGTCGGCCTCTGTCAGCCCGTCCAGTTCAATTTCGGCCTCTGTCAGCCCGAGTAGTTCAGCATCTGCATCGGTGAGTCCGTCCGCGTCCGTGTCACGGTCGGTGAGTCCGTCAGCATCCGTCAGTCCGTCAAGTTCCGCGTCGGCGTCCGTCAGTCCGTCGGCGTCTGTGTCGCGGTCGCTGTCGCCGTCGAGTTCAACGTCACAGTCTGTCAGCCCGTCCAGTTCAGTCAGCCCAAGTAGTTCTGCGTCGGCATCTGTCAGTCCATCAAACTCCTTGAGTCCATCGCCGTCGTTCTCACCGTCGGCATCGTCATCGGCGTCTGTGAGTCCGTCGGCCTCGTTGAGTCCGTCCAGTTCAGTCAGCCCTTCGGCGTCAAGTTCAGCCTCAGTCAGTCCGTCGAGTTCGGTGAGTCCGTCGAGTTCGGTGAGTCCGTCAAGCTCCGCATCACGGTCATTCAGCCCATCCAGTTCGTTGAGTGCGTCTGTCAGCCCGTCGTCGTCAGCATCGCGGTCTACGTCGCCATCCAGTTCAGTCAGCCCATCCAGTTCGATATCGGCTTCGTTGAGTCCGTCGAGTTCGTTGAGCGCATCGTTGAGTCCGTCGAGTTCGCTGTCGCCGTCTAGTTCGACATCTCGGTCGATCAGTCCGTCGAGTTCTGTGTCGCGTTCGGTCAGCCCATCCGCGTCTATTTCGCCGTCGGGTTCGTTGTCCAGTTCTGTCAGTCCGTCCGCATCTGCAAGTCCGACAACACCGCCGTATTCCGATCACGGTGATAGTCACGTTGATATTGCGAGCCACACAGACTACGCCGCACACGATGATCATGGTGACGGACACTGTGATCAATCACACTGTGATCAATCACACTGTGATCAGGGGCATTGTGATGCTCCGCATAGTGATTATACGTTTAATGATAGCTATAGTGATGAATACGGATATAGCGACTACTATTCCGATCACGGTGATGATGGTGGTTGTAACGATCCCGGTTGTAATGATCCCGCTTGTAATGATCCGGCGTGCAATAGTCATGACGATCACGCCGACCAGAATGGTCACGGTGATCAGGCCCCAGAAAGTAGCCACAGCGACTATCACACGGACACTCACTAAATACGATGAGTCCTGTCTTGCTGCATAGGTTGAACATATATGCCATCACTTAACACCGCAAAGTATCGAAGTTTTCTTGCACGGCGTCTCAAGGAGACGTTGACGGTCAAGGAAGCCTACGAGAGTTTGTCTGCTGAGATTGCGAGTCTCACACCCAACTTGGCAAATGGTGCGTCGTTTGCAACGACGAATACCTTGTTGGCGGATATCGACGCCGCAACATCTCGTCTCTACCTCTGCATCGGTCGTCCGTCCGATTGGACGAATGACAACAATCCACCGACACCGACAGACGTTCCACAGAACATCGAGTTCGAGTATTGGCGGGATTTGTTGGCCGCCAAGCGTGTGATGGCCGAAGATGCATCCTATGTGGTGCCGCGGTATAACTGGACTGCCAATACCGTCTATACGCAATACGACGATCAAGGTGTAAATGGAAATGCGAACGCGACGTTCGCGAACACGCAGTTCTATGTGCTCGACAGCACGGAACTACCCTACAAAGTCTACAAGTGCTTGTGGAACAACAACGGCGCACCGAGCACGAACGCCCCAAGTTTGACGGGTAACACCGTCACACCTGCAACGACTTCTGACGGCTACGTGTGGCAGTATCTGTACAGCATTCGGCCGGACGATTATAAGTTCTTGACAGACGCGTGGATGCCGGTCAAGACGGATGCTGATGTTGAAACGAGTGCAGAAAACAATCAGGGGCAGCTATGGGAAGCCGTACCGTTGGTGATTACCAGTAGCGGAAATGGGTTCAACCCCAACGGCACGTTCACGTTCACGTATTCAGGTGATGGCAACGGCGCGGTGATCAATGCGAGCAGTCTGACCGTCTCCGCCAATACGTTGTCGAAAGTTCAAATGGCGAACGGCGGTATCGGATATACCACTTTCTCTGCGGTCACGATTGCACAAGTGGGAGCGTCAGCCGCGACCGCTCGGGCCATTATTCCTCCGTATCCCAATCACGGCTACAAGCCGCAGATGGAACTTGGCGCGTCTGCAATCATGCTGTCGGTGGAATTGAACGACGACGAACTGGATCGGTTGACGACGGTGAACAACTATCGTCGTATTCTTTTGATGAGCGATCCGATGACTGCTGCGAATACGGCAGCAAATGGAGAGTTCTACCGACTCACCTATGACCTTACCTTTACGAGCAACACGGGCGTATTTGCACCAGATGACACAATAGAAGTGGACAACGAGTCGTATCCTGTTAGTGCCACCGTCGTGGATGTCATCGAACAGGGTGCAAATACCGTTGTACGCGTCACGAACGTCAGCGATTTTGGACGTACCACACCGTTTGTCGCGGGGGACACGATTGTTGATCTGACGCAAGAAGGGGTCGAAGCAACCGTGGCTGCCGTCAACAACAGCCAGTTGCTTACGTTCACCGGAGACATTCTATATGTCGACCAGCGTGCGCCAGTCACCCGGAATCCGAATCAATCAGAGCAGATCAATCTTGTCTTCAAGTTTCAGTAGCTAAATATGACAAGATATTCTGTTCCCGTAATTGACTCTATCCACAACGAGACACCGAATGGCACTCAGTAACACAACACAAAATGCACTCCGCACAGAGTATTTCGACGACTTCTATGAAGTTGCCAATACCGCGACGGGTTTGCTGCGCGGGCAGGACTTCGACTTTCATCGCATTTTGTTCCGCCCCCGGTATGGCGTTCAGTCGCGCGAACTCACGCAGTTGCAGACGCTCCTGCAAGCACAAATGGAGCGACTGGGCACCGCACAGTTCCGTGACGGCGACCGTATTCTCGGCGCACAACTGACGATTGATACCGCGGCCATCAGTGGACAGGTCACCCCTTCAACGAACCTTCAGAGCTTCTTTGACCGCACCAACAATTCCGGGTTGTACGTGTATGCGCGGGTTGCCGGTGTCGCAGACTACACGACCGCCGCGCACATTACACAGTATGTCTCGATTGATGATGCCGCAATTTCTGGTGAATCGCAGACCACGAACAACTACCTCATCTTCAAGTACACGAGTACGAATCTGTTTGGTGCTGGTGGCAGCATTCAGGGCCGCGATGACGACACCGTAACAGGGACGTTCGCTGCGGGCGCGAACACCACGGTGTTCCACAATGCTTCGACGATCAGTATTGACGAAGGTGTGATGTTCGTTTCTGGGCTGTACGTGCGCGTGCGGCCGCAGACTATTGTGTTGGATGCGTTCGATAACGCGCCGTCGTACCGTATCGGCGTCGTCGTCAACGAAGAGTTTCTTGATGAGTTGAGTGAAGTCATTGGTGCCGATCCTGATGTCACCGTTGGGGAAACGTTGCTGGATGAAGCGAATCGCGGCGCGGTCGGTGCGCACCGTTTCCGTATCAGCTTGACGTTGGCAAAACGTTCGATTGAATCGTCCGCCGATACAAACTTCATCGAAATTGCCCGTGTCATTGACGGTCAGGTGATCTACACTCGGGCCAATCCCAAGTTCATTACCGCCGAAGAACTGAAGCAGACGCTCGCTCGTCGCACGTACGATGAGTCGGGAAGCTACATTCTGCGTCCGTTTATTCCCGTGATTGACGGCAATCCAAACGCCAACACTAGCAATTCGGAAGATTTGACAAACTTCCGTCTGTCGCTGTCGTCTGGAAAGGCGTATGTGCGAGGGTTTGAAGTCGAGTCGCTGGCGCCGATTCGGTTGACTATCGACAAGGCGCGCGATACCGAGAGCGCAAACAATCGCTCTATCGCCGCCGCTGTCGGCAACTACGTGCTCGCGACTCGTGTGTTGGCGGACATTCCCAACACCTACTTTGTGGGCTTGAATACCGTTGACATTCATTGTTTGAATGCTGCCACCATCAATACCGCAAGTAACGATGTGTATCAGCATTCCAAAGTCGGTACCGCAAAAGTCCGAATGGTGGAAACGGAGTCAGTTCCAAGTGAATTGGCAATTGGTGACTTCGCAAACAGCAGCGTGTACAAGCTCTTCGTCTACGATTGGAATTTCGCGAATACGCTGACGGGTACCGTAACCAGTGCCGATATTGTTAACGGGCAGGTACATATTAAAGTACCCGTTGCAAATGGAACACCCGATGTAAGTAGCGCAATTGTCGGGGCGTCTGTCATTCTTGAAGGTGCCAGTTCTCCGGTTACAGGAACTTTCACGATTGATCAATATCTCGCCGAAAACGATGTGCCCGGCGCGTATGCCAATATCGTTCTGAAAGAATACTTGACGGTGCTTCCAACCACCAATACGACGTTCCGGTTGTTGTTCCAGCCGAAAGACGTGGATTCGTTCACGCTGTTGTCGGGTGGCCTTGCTGCACCCACCAGTTTGTCGTTGAACCCTCCGTATACCAACAATCTCGCATTTCAAGCGGATGTTGCACCGAGTGGAAAAACTGACGGCACGCCAACAGGACCAACGATTGTGTTTGATACGAATGACAACAAGTTGTTCTATCAGATTCCTGAACAGTTTATCGACGCAGGAACCATTGATATCGCGAACGCAGAATTTTCGACGTGGATCTCATCAACCAACGCGACTGTTTCCCTCACGTCTGCGAATACCAATACTACCATTCTCACCTTCACCGGCGGGGCGTTCAGTATTCCTGAAGGCACATTCTCCGCATCCGCCGCCCGCGATTATTTCCTCGTGTTTGACATCACGGCTGATGCTGTAGGACGTGGACAGGTGATTCAGATTGCGGATTCGGTGCCCGCTGATCAGCGTGCCGTATCGAATGTCAGTGTCGCTGCCTCGGGTTCGCCGGTGGGAAGCCAGTACACCGTTACGCTTACATACCATCACGGCTCAACGACCAGCAATCCACGCACATTGGTGGCAATTGCCAAGAGTCTCGTCACGGGGCAGTCGATTCGGACAAAGACCTACGTCGTGGGTAATACATCCGTCGCACAAGCGAACACCACGACAGCGTTGACCGCAGGACAGGTTGAATACCATACGCTCAATGTCGCAACGGGATTTGCCTACTCGTTGCGCACACACGACGTGACAAAGCTCCGTAAGGTGCTGTACAACAGCAGCAATACTGCGTTTGCTGGTAGCATCACATCAGGATATACCGATGTAACAACTTACTTTACGCTTGATACAGGTCAACGTGATAATAGCTACGACTATGGGCGTGCAATTGTCAAAGCATCGGCCAGCAACGTGATCGCACCAACAGGTCGGTTGCTGTTCATCTTCGATCACTTCATGCATTCTGGCCGTGGATACATTACCCTTGACAGCTACTTGAGCAATCAGAATATCGACAAGGGTATGACCTACGACGACATTCCCTACTATCGATCAGTAAAATTTGGTAGCGCCGTAAGTGTAAGTCTGCGTTCTGTATTGGACTTCCGACCAGCACAAGGACATTACGGTGCTGCAAACGGCAATGTGGCACTGGTGTTTGCATCCACGGATAACAGTGCCAATACATCGTATGCGGTGTCTGACGGCACCACGTATCTCATTCCGGTGTCTGACGATATCTGGAATGGTAGTTACGACTACTATCTTGGCCGTCGCGATGTGGTATCGCTCGGCACCGATGGAGAATTCCACGTCACGAAGGGGCAGTCGTCACGCACACCCAAGACCCCACAGGTCGAAGGTTCTGGTTTGTTGATGTTTGAGTTGAGTATACCACCGTATACATTGGTGAACGATATTGGTGTGCCATCAAGTGTTGTACTGAAATCCTACGATTATAAGCGATATACGATGAACGATTTGTCGCGTATCGAGAATCGTGTGTCGCGTTTGGAATACTATAATGCGATTACGCAGCTTGAACAAAATACTCTGAATCAATCAGAAACTGATGCCGACAATCAAGAACGGTTCAAAAACGGTATTCTTGTTGATGCATTCACTGATGGAACTGTAGCAGATTTGGCACGCGGAGATTTTGCGGCGTCATTGGACACGCGCAATCATCAACTCTATCCGAGCTATCGCACGTTTGCGATGCAGTTTGCGACGGATTACGCAGACTCAACCACTAGTGGTGTGAAAATCGTGGGCGACATGGTGGTGCCGACGTATGAGGTGACCGACTTCATCACACAGCCAACCGCAACACACGCGGTGTCCGTCAATCCGTTCGATATCGGCGCATTCTACGGAAAGATTCAACTGTCGCCCGCTGTGGATACGTGGAAGTCTACGGACACGCGTCCAGCACAGGTTGTGGATTTGGGTGGTCCCTCACAAGCGTGGGTGGATTCGTTCTTGCCCGCGTATACGAATTGGGGTGAGTGGCAGACAACGTGGACGGGATACACCACGATTCCAGATCCACCGCCAGCGCAGGACGAATATAATGGCCAAGAATGGAGAATATTTAAGGGTCAGGATCTCAAGGCGGGTGCTTACGGATATAAGGATTGGGAAGAATGGATAGCTGCCGGAAGCCCAGCACTACCTAGCACCGCCCCATATTAACGATCAGGAAATCTATGTCTCAAATTGTTTCATCCTACGTTCAGGAGCGCACGGGCACACGCTTTGAGTTTCAATCTGAACCACAGTCAATATCTTTCGGTAATATGGTGGTGGGTACGACTGTGGTTCATAGTGCTCGTCGCCGCGATGTTGTCTTTGCCGCAAGTGGATTGCGCCCAGCCGCGAACCTCTATCCATTCTTTGACGGTACCGACGTACAGAAATATGTACAGCAAGCGAACACACTGCGTCTTGATGCCGTTGATTTAGTGGATGCGCCCACTTTCTATATTGGACAGACTGTCTATGTGAAGAAAGCCTTCACCGGCACGGTCAATACCGCATCGGCTTCAGCGACGATTACCGGCAACGGCACGGAGTTCGACTTTGAGCTTCTTGCCAATCAGTTGGTGCGCGTAGAATCGGGTGTCAATATTTTCGACCGCTATATCAGCGCAACCTCGAACAATACCGTTGCGACACTGTTGAGCACCGCGCCGGTTACGCTCACTACTGCGAATCTCTTTACGTTGACGGCCGTCACAGTTGCGGATATCACGCCACGATATAGCGGAAACACGGTTGCCTATACCTTGAAGGTGGTCCGTGCAAACCGTGACGCAGATGCGGACGAAGCAATTCCATATGCGATTCGTGCAGGTAGTTTGCGCCCAGAAAAGAACGCAAAAGATTCTGGTACGAATTCTGCGGGAGCCACTTTGTTGGTGCCTGCAACGGGACGTAACTCAGTTGTAGCGTCGTTAAACGTCAACTCTGCTGTCATCGTCTCTGGTGTGGTGCGCGATTACAGCACAAACAACTTGCGTTTGGATCTGGACGTGACTGACGCAAAGGTCGCGAATGGTGCGGTGATCTACTTTGTTGGTGGCCCGGGTGCGGGACAGAGTGCGACGATTACGAATTATTTCACCGCAAATCAGACTGCGGTAATCAACAGCAGCACGCTGATCGACATCACAGCGGGTGAAACTATCTACAGCATCGGTGCATTGGTCGCTGAAGGATTCTTGGCCAACAGCACCGTCACGGCTGCGGGTGCTGGTACGTGCGCGGGTGTTGTACATCTTCAGGAAGGTCAGTTCGCCACAGGCGCTCGGATGTTCCGACTCACCGATAGTAACACGAACGATATTGCCTCCGCGACTACGACCGCTGAAACAAACTATGTTTCATCGGGGCTAATCGTAACACAACAAAACTTCTCTGTCACGAGCCGGACTGTGAATGTCACACGTCGTGGGGTTCGCGAAACACGTCTCTACGACAACGGCACTTATACTGCGTGCCCAGAAGGATGGGCGGACCCGCTTGCCGAAACATTCCTTGTGGATGCGGCACGGTATCCACAAGGTGTCATGGTGCAGTCGTTGGATCTGGCGTTTGCATCCAAACCTGCATTCGACATCCCCGTCACCGTTGAACTTCGTCCGGTGGTGAACGGCTATCCATCGTCGCATCAGTTGGTGCCGACAATTTCTGCATCGGGTGATGCATCGGTCACGCTTCGGCCAGATGCCGTCAATACGGTATCCGATACGGATGTCGTCAGTGCATTCAGCAACAGCCAGTTCTATACACGGTTCACGTTCCCGTCGCTCGTGCATTTGATGCCGGGTGTCGAATACGCGGTGGTTGTGCGTTCCGACTCTGCGGAATACACAGTCTGGACGGCGGAACTTGGCGGAACCATTCCGGGCACGACACAAAAGGTGGCGAAGCAGCCGTATGCGGGTAGCTTCTTCAAGTCGCAGAATGGTTCGACGTGGACGGAATCGCCGTTTGAAGACTTGGCATTCCGTCTGAACCGCGCGACATGGAATGTAGACAACGGCGCAAATACAGGCATTCTCTCTGCGCGAGGCATTCTTCCAACACAGACGCAGACGTTGGATAGCTTGGTGTTCTATCCGTATGAAACAGTGTTCCCGAACACCACGTCAACATCATACAGCGTTGCGGTGAAGCCGGAAGATGCGGCGGTTGCTGTCGCATATGATGTCTACCCGAACCAAGAATACACATTGGCCGCACGGTCGTTTGTGCAAGGACAGTTCGAGAGTGATGTGCCGGTCTTTTACCCGTCCATCAGCACCTCTGCACCAACAGGAACAGTGGTGAATGGTATCTCTGCCAACACGATTGATGCCCTGATCACGCTGACCACGCGCAGCACGGATGTTGCGCCGTCGATTGACTTGAAGAAGATGAACGTCGTGGGTATCCGTCATCTCATCAACAACATGGGATTGTCAAACACCGAGTTCGTCATCACGAAGCCGGGAACGGGATACGCCAATACAGCAGCGTATACTGGTACCGTTTCGTGTAGCACGTCATCAAATACGGTGACGGGTTCTGGTACCGCGTTCCTTTCGACATTGATCGTTGGACGTGATGTAGTTATCGGTGGCAACCTTGTTGTGACTGTCGCGACAATTGCAAACGACACCTCATTTACTACAACTGCACTTCCCGCAGATACTCGTTCTGCAAACGCGTACGCGACGTATGCAAACTTGTCACTGACGATTAGCACCAGCAATGTTGGTGAAACCGCCGCCGCGTATGCCGTTATTTCTGGTGTGAGCAGCACTAACGCCAGCGGTAAGGTGACGGGTGTGGTTGTGACGAATGAAGGTAGCGGCTACATCACATCACCAACAATCACGGTGCCGGACTCGGATACCAATAACGGCGCCTCGATGCTGTATCACAGTGAAGACTTCACGTCATCAGGAAATGGATTAGCACGGTACTTCACGCGTCAGGTAACGTTGGCCGATGGGTTTGATGCACGCGATATCAAGGTGTACTTTGATGCGGTGCGCCCGGCGGGGACGAACTTCTACGCCTACTACAAGGT